GGGATGGATCAACTTTTCAAAGATCTAAGGGCTGAGCAAGATAGACAGTTGAGAGCTTCCGGTAATGTTGTGATCCCAAAGTCTGGTTCAGGATCGCCATCGTCAGGAAAGCGCCAAGGCTCAACCCGTAAGGGATCGAAGTAAAAAAGCTGGCTAATCCAGCACTGATCTATCCGCTTCAAAACGGTAGCTCTTTATCTAAACATTCTTCGGAGCAGTAGCTCGCAGAGCAAGGAGCACCACAATAGTAGCACTCATGCTCCGCGAACAGCTCCATTTGTTCTACCTTACTGGGCATGCTCCTGTATCGCAATCAGCGATGTCAATGTCATCCATGTTAAGGTTGTCAAGTGACGTGATCGGAGTCACTTTCTCTTTCATCTCCAAGTAGCGAGCTTCGGTGATCTCCTCCAGAGGAGCCTGATCAAACCCGTGGTCGCTGTGTAGGAGGAAGGAGACAGACTTCGTGTTCACGTAGTTGACAGCCAACCATGCCTTGATTGCGTCGAGCTCTTCCTTTCGGTAGTAGATGGTCACCGATACTGAGTTGTCGCTCCATTCTGCTTGCAGTTTGCGGATTACGTTCAGCTGGTCGATGGCAGTCATGTCATCAGCGAACATAGTTCCAGCAGGGAACTGGCAGGGGAACTCGACAACGACAGTAGAGTGATCCTCTGTGCCGTCAAAGTTTCTTACATACTCTACGAAGTACCCATTATTCCTAGCCACAGATGCAAGTTCACTATCTGCCGCCATTCGGATTCGTCGAATGTAGTACTGACTGTATCCGGGGTGAGCTCCGGGAGTAACGCCAGCAAGCAGAGACAGCGTTCCACTTGGCTTAACTGTAGTGATCTTGATGGACTCAGGAAAATCATGGTGAGAAGAGTATTCTTTATCGTATGCACGAAGGTGGACGTATACATCTGACAGCCAGCTACGTTGTTCATCTGTAGCTTGCAGGTATCCTGTCACACCAATGCCCATACGCATGTTAGCGTGTACAATATCCTCGGTCTCCTTGACAGCACATGGGATAGCGAGGCTATGCTTGTTGATTCTGTACAATAAGGTAGCAACTTTCTTGAGTTCGTCTTTGCTGTCGATGTTTGGGAGGTAGATCTCAGCCAGACAGCAGGTCTCGAAGTTGGCAAGTGATTGCTCAGCGCAAGGGTTATACCCCATCACATCAGGGTCAGGGTACTGAGTCTCACCTGTACGCCCTTGAATGCGTGAAGAGGCGAGGTTGATCAAGCCGTATGGTTCACCGTTGCCTTTGTATCCTTCCCAGAACTCATCGGGCAGAGTGGTGATGTCCTCACAGGCAACAGAGTTGTTGCTCATGGCTCTCCAGTTTGGGATACCACCCAAGTCCCAACGCTTAGCTCTCAGGTACTCCAAGTCATCGTGATCACCGATAGCGATCTGAGCTGATCTGCGGACGTTTCCTGCTACTACAATCTTCCCGATGATGTTCATGATGTCGAGGCAATCAATAGGGCGCAGACGCTTCCCTGATCGCTCGTTGAGGATGCGGTTGATCTCCAGCATTCCCCACACCAGATCTTCTGGGCCAGAGGCAGTTCCTCCAAATCCCTTGATCGCAGATCCCTTACCACGAATGAGGTGGGTAGCGAAAGTAAAACTGTTTCCGGTCTCGAAGCTTGCTCTGAGTACACGATCCAGAAGCTCCACCCATCCCTCACGAGAATCAGGCACGATGAAGTCAGCGTCATTCTCATCCAGACGAGTGACCTTCACCTTACGTCTCACCTTGGGCAGCTGGTATACGTGCTCACGTTGGATGTTGAATCCTACACCGGACCCAAGCATCAGCATCTCGAAGGCCCAAGTGAATGGGCGAACCGGATTGTCCACCACAGTGAAGGCACAGTTCTGCAATGATGGTAGCCCAAGTCTATCAACAGTCTTGGTGCCAAGCTGCCACAGGAAGCGGCCAGCTACAGTACCCTTCAGGTTGAGCATCATCTCACGGATGCTGTCCTGTTCTTGCGTACTGAACCCACACTTGAGCTGCTTGTTGCAAGCTTCGATTACACGTTCCACAGTGTCTTCCCACTCTTCTGTCTTGCCGTTCTTTAACGGTCGAGAGTAGGTACGTTTGAAGGTAGGGTAGCCCACCTCTCCCCAAGGGATAGTTTGTTTCTGAGTCATAAGTTTTGTGAAAAAAGGGACGACTAATTTACGGTATATCTTTGATATCTCGCAAGTCGCTAATTAACAATACGTTGCCGTCAGCCTTTTGTTTGAAGTCGTCATCGTTATACCCAACGTCCTTCAACGACTGACCTTTTTTGAGTGCAATAGACTTCTTCATAAATTCTTTCTTCGTCATCCACCCGAGTATCCAAGCTCGTAGCTTTGGCTTCAGGTTTACCTGACAGAAGATGTAGATGTCACACTTCTGGTGCTCGCTAGTAGCAGCGATGTGGCAGGTATATTCGCCACGGGGTTTCACCGTTCTCTGTTTAGTCTTAACGTCTACAGACAACGGATCATTAGAGAGGGGGAACAACCACATATCGTAGTCCTTCGTAGACTGAAGCTGAACATCTCCGATGTAGTGTTCAACGATCAGCTCACCAATGAAGCCAGCAAGATTACCCTGACCTTTGCGAATGCTATTCTTGATAGCACCCATACGGTCAGCCATTACTTGCGCTCTCTCCAGTATTTCATCAGTGACCTTTACTTCAACCCAGTTCATGCTCTTCTTTAAAGAGATCTTTAACTAGGTCTAGCTCCAGCCTGATGTAATACTTCAGGTCAGATATCAGGTGACTAAGATCCTCCATGCTTATATCTGGCTCCCCTTCGGGGTGGATCTCGTCATAAAACTCGGTAACTGCATCACCCATACGATTGCATGCAGCGAACAGCCTTTCACTTAGATCGTTCATTCTTGATTACTTCTATTGCTTCGACAACTTGCTGCGTATTCTTACAGATAAACAGCATTGGTAGTGGTTCGTCTTGCTCAACAAGGTGTTTCAAGAACAGCTTCCACCTCATAGGGAAGTCGTGGTGTGA